CGGTATCATCATCATCATTTCCGATATGAATTAAAATATACTCAAATCCTGGAACGCCGGTAACGTGTAACATTCCTTTATGAAACAACTTAAATTTGGTTGAATAGTTCTGATGAAATTTACCCTCAGTTCTGAGTTTGATTTCATATGTACCATTCGGAATTGCTGTTTCGGAGTGAACTTTTAAAGTTCGCTGTTCATCTTCAATCGTATGACACTCGAATTTTCCGTCAATGAATAATAGCCCCTGAGTAAAATCGTCTTGGCTGTTGTATCTGAATACTGTTAGTTTCATGCCACTTGCTGTTTAGATGCTTTTTCGTTAATTAATTTTAGATAGTCGAGAGTTTCCTGCATGATTTTCCGACGCTCATTTTTCATCAGGTCTAAAGTACGTTTACGGCATTTGTCTTTTTTCTTGAATAGGCTCATAATCAGTGGATTTTTTTACTAAGTTCATCAATAGAATTTTTCATATTTCCGATAAAAGTAATTGCCTCTTTTTCTGATTCCCGAATATACCCGTTTAACTCCTTATTCTCCTTTTCAAGCTCGGTAATCTTTTTTGAATCACGCCAAATAACCCAAACCAATATAATCACAACTGGACCGTGTTCAATTAACTTGGATATGATTTCTGATTCCATTTACCATGAAATTATAATTACCATTCCATCACCACCTCGGCCACCTCTACCAAAAGTTATTCCACCACCACCACCGCCACCGCCGGATCCGATACCACCATTTGATCCGGCGCCTGCTTGACCAGCCCCGCCAGTTCCTCCACCACAACCACCATACGAACCCCAAGGGAAATTAAATACAAAACCGCCATCGCCTTGACCACCAGCACCAGCACCACCATTTGCGGTTCTCCATGGGTTACCTGGCGTTGTTTGATTTCCTCCCGTAAATTCTGTGTTTGCTGCGGGGGTCGTGCCACCACCAGCACCACCATTTAAGGCGTGAGTTGTGAATAAAGTATTTGACGCACCGTTACCGCCTCCGACAACGCCACCAATTGCGCCAATTTTACCAGCATTAAATGAAAGCACGCCTGTTTGCGCCCACACGCATAATGACTGAGCTGAAATAGTTTCTGCTGCACCAGCGGCAGCTGATCCTGCCACTGATCCACCCGTACCTCCGGTTGCCGCGTTTGCGCCTGATTGTAAAAATATGTTTGATGATGCAGTTGATGCTGGAAAAATTGAAATGTAAGTACGCTCACCAGCAGACCCATTTGCGCCAGATGTAGCCCCCCCGTTTCCGCCTCTGCCTACTATTGGATAAAGGACATTAGGGCAGAAAATAATAGGCATTATACAACGTGCAATAGCGCCTGATCCCCCACCACCGCCACCACCACGAACTGTAGCAGTTGCCCCTGTAAACCCTGCTCCACCACCTGACCCAGCGCCAATAGCAATCGCATACATCATGGATTTACCTCGCGGTCTATTCCATGCTTGCCCTGCGTTGTTGGCTGTGAATATTTGAATGTCGGCTGTTTCGTTTTCACCAAGCCCTATAAAATCTCTAAACATAGTCTAGTAATTTGAAGCAATTGGCACACACCCCCATGAGGTATTCGCAGCAGCGGCATGGTGCATTGACCAATGCAAGTAATAACCTGAAGGGACAATAAATCCAATTGGTAATTCCAAAGGCATTGCACCAGATGTCGAATTTGCAGCACTTTGTGAAGTTGCTGAAATCTCGCCGATGCAAGTAGTATCAGTCCTTGTTGTCGATCCAGATCCAACAGTAGACAAATAAACACGGATAACGCTAGCCGTTGTTGCTGTTGCTGCGGTGCTTGCTGCAGGAAAGAATCTTAATTTTTGCACAAAAGTTCCTTCAGTTGTCCCTGTCAAGGCTTTAACCATATCAGTCCCGATTGTTCCGGTTCCGTCTGATTTTGTATTTGCTGTTAATGAACTTGTCCAAATAGAAATTAGCATCGCATGCCCTTCTTTGGTTGCTATTGGTATATTGTTTGCTGCCATTTTTTATAATTTATTAATTATACATTGTCATTCCGCGTACTCCTGCATAAATTCTTGCACGCTCTAAATCTAATACATTTTTTACAAATGCTGTGGTCGCTATTGAAGTATCGTTGTCAGTTGATGCTGGTGTAACTGATTTTGGATCACCGGTAAATGTAGGCGAGTTAATAGGGGCAAGTGTTGCCAACGCATCAAAAACAGCGTTTTCACTTGGGGCTTTATCTGTAACTCCGTTGGTAATTGAATCTTCTATATTGGCACTTGTCAAATAAGAACCTGATGCTTGCTTACCGTTTAATTGTGTTTGTATTGCAGATGTTACACCCTTAACGTAACTCAGTTCTGTAAGGCTTGGATAAGTTCCCGTGTCCGCTCCTTTAACGTTCTTATTAGCGTCAAGTATTGCAACCCTCGAAGCGGTTTCTGATGAAAGTCTAAAGTTAGGGGCAACTACGTTTACAAGTACGTCATGGGTTAATGTTAACCTGTCTTTGTCAATGTAAACATTTCCACCGGCGTTGTCATCATCGTAATAGTATAACTGCGCTTTAAGTAAATCAGCAAATAAATACGCCTCAATAGTTGAGCTATTTGTGGCAAGTAGCCGGGCAAATGAATCCGTAGTTACAACAGTTTTTAAACCATCTGGAGACACTATACTTGCCTTTGCTGTGACTAATTCCCAACGTGTATTTGTAAGGTCGTACATTAAAATACAATCCCCTTGCAAGTCACCAGCACCTAAAGCGTCACCGCCTAATTTTGTAATAACATCAGCGCCTTGCGCATTAGGGTTGAACGTTGGCGTAGTACTTGTATTAGGTGTTGTGATTCTTAAAAAAACAACCCTACGATCAGTCAAAGTAATTGCCGGCGAATAAGTCGCTGTAATTACGTCTGCCGTTCCTGTGGCTACCGCCGAAAGTCCTATATTTACATACATAATTTCACCAAGTAATATTTAAAACGGCTGACGGGTCCAATGTAACCACGCTAACAGGCGCTCCATAATTAACTCCATCAACTTGCAATTGGACGGAAGTATCAGGCAATACCAAAATTCCCTCCGCTAAAACATCAGCAGTATATGTTACATTTGAATTATCCACCGTCACATCATCAATAACCTGAGTGGCTGAACCAAAAGGCGCAACCGAAACATCATACAAAGTATTGTTGTCGGTATCTTTTATTGACACAACAGAGTTTTCGATCAGCCATGTATTTGGCCCGTCTAAAAAACCTACTTCATTATCCCCGCTGTCAACTACTCTTAACGCCTGATCTGTCGTTACCTGATCATAAACAAGCGTGCCATTTACTGTAACATCCACAGGTGTTGACCCACCCCCTCCCGCAGCAGGCACCACAATAGTATTTGTATTCGGATCATACACCCCCTGCGGATCTCCGTTGTCATCCTCAACCGTCAATCGAAAATCCTCACCACTGGTTAAATCCTCTTCAAAATCTCCGTTAAGATAGAATGGCACAGGAGCGCATGTCTGAGGCTCTACATCCGAACACGCGCACACGCCGTCAGGCAATACTTCTAAATCAAATGATAATTCCACGCCGGAGAAATCCCGGTTGAATATCAGCGACTCATTTCCCCACACCGCTTCATTCCCGAAGTTCATCCATTCCCGGCGCTCAATATCTTCAGGCGTGTTATAAAGGTCGTCGTTATATTCAATCAGCCATAAAAAGAAATCGGCCATTGCGTTGAGTGGTTCGATCACTTCGTCTTGCTGAAGTCCGATTGTGTCTCTTCTCTGGTTGTATGTGTACAGGAATAATGGCCTCCAAGACGCTGTATAAACAACCTCCTCTTCGGGGTCGTTCGTTTCTCTTACTCTAGGTACAGGCAAGTAAACTACCGCATCACCCGGAGTTGGCTCCTCCATCATTTCACTATTCACCTTCCTATGCGAACCATGCCAAGCCGTTGGGGCTGATAATTGATAAGACGCTCCGACTGGCTCGTCCTCACCAGAAACTATCACGTATTCATCTTGCGAAACTTCTACTACCGTGAAATCCTCGCCACCAATTGTGATAGTCATATCACGCATGGTCCAGTAGGTATCACAGGACCACAGTTTCCAATTCGATCCGGAGGCCTCGATAAGGTCAATCGTAATTACCGGCGTCATCTGAGAAACCAGTGATTCAAATACCGGTATTACATTTTCTGCACCTCTCATAGTCCGATTAAATACTCTAATTCCTGACCGTTATATTCGGGATAATCTGATAAATTTTCGTTGATATACCACTGAATTGCGTATCCGCTTTCAATGGCTTTGTTGTAATTCTGAGCCAGATAAAAAGGATCTGTACTCACGTCGGCATTCTCAGAACGCTTAACCGTGTTACCGGAGGTCGTCACCACGTGGTTATTCAGCCTAACAAAGTGATACCAAACCACCGCTTTAACCGCCTCTTTTATTCCTTTGCTTCTTACCACCTGACCGTAATCGGTGTCCTCTGTGAATGGCTCGTAAATTGCCTCGTAAATAGCCGTCTGTGGCACTCCGTTAGCGTCCAAATCAGCCAGAAATAACGACCCTAAATCAGCCCCTAATAGATCGTAAATAAAATCGTTTTGATATTCATCACGAATGGAGTTGAATTTGGCTGTAGTTCTGGTATCAACCTGAAGCTGAAACGCCCCTTCAAAATCTGATATGGTGACTAAATTAGGCATTTACAACCCTACCGTAACCTTTATCAACCAAACATTGAGCCGTGTCCGCAGGAACTTCATACACTTTCCCTTTTTGTCTGAGGGTCGGTGCTGTTCCGTTGCTCATGAATTTAACGATTTTAGAACCGCTTACTCTTGGCTCTGCCTGTTTTGTTTCAACCACAGGTTCGGTCGGTTTAGTCTGTTTTGCCATAAAATAAAACTCTTTTTACTACCAAAACCCTGATCCGTTTCCAGAGTCAGGGTCTTAGCAGTTTATGAACAGAGGTCTTAAGAAGCCAAGTTGATTGCTGCGATAGCTACATCAATGTCAGTTACTTTCACAAATCCAGTTCTGTCTGCCTGACGGATAAGGAATGCCAAACGTTTACGAACTTTCAGTGTCTCCATGTCCTGAGTGAACTGATCGTTTACAGTTCCTCTTGAGATTTCGATACCTGTTTTCTCGTAGATTTTTGCAAATCTTGAGTCACCAAGCGCGAAATAACCGTCAGAGATAATGTTTGATTCAAACACTGTCATACCGTCAACGATAGCGCCGTCACGGCTTACGAATGGAGGGATGATGTAGTTATTGTTTGCGTCTTTAGTCAAACGCAGTTTGTTGATAGATGAAATGTTCATCCATACTGCATCTGGCATATATTTCGCGCCACCTGTTTTAGTGATTTGCTCTTTACATTTCACCAAAAGGTCATAGAAATTAGCATGAGCTACGTCGTCAAGCAACGCCGGGTTAAACGCAGGGATTGAAGTGAACAAACCTTTTAAGTTTTGTCCGGTGTTGTCTCCGTTTGCGATTTGGTCATCAACTTCTAATGCAACGTTTGTTTGTAAGAACAAAGAAAGTTCAGCAGCGAACATTGACTCATCTTCGAAAAACTCAGCAGATACCGGTAAAGTATCACCAACTTTTTTAAGTGTCAATGTATATTCTTTAAACGCAGCGGTTGATTCAGGGAATGCACCAGACTCAGCGATCATTGCAGCCGCACGAGAGATAGTATCTTCATCCCAATCCCAATATCTGATTGTCCCGTTGTTGTTTGTTCCAACAGTGATTTTCGGGAACATATCGTACATGGTTAATTTACGAGTTCTCAATTGTCCGATTCCCGGTACGTCCTGAGCCTGAGTGTTGCCGTCGATAGATGATCTTAAAACTTCCGCTTTAATTACAACTTCTTTTTCAGTTCCAAGGTTTTTAGCGATGTTTTTAATAGTCGCCATGTTGGCTTTCAATTCGGTCGCTAATGTGTTAGCGTCACCTTTTTGAGGGGCTTCTCCTAGAGATTTAAAGCTCAAAGAAAGCTGAGATGTTTCACCTTTCAATACTTCAAATCTTTGTTTAAGGGCAGACAACTCCTCTTTATCAGATTCGCTGTTTTTTGCTTCAAGTTCTTTGATTTTTTTGTACAATGGCTCCATCGCTTTCGCAATTCTGTACTGGCTTTCTTCGTTTTTGTACGCAGCCAACGCATTAAAATCCATGTTTTTTTGTTCTTCTACTGGTTTCTCAGTAAATTTTGGGACAGTAAATTCTGAATTTGCCGACCCTGAATTGTTGTTGTTTTCCATTTTTAGTGGTTTTTTAGTTAAATTAATAATCGTTTTTTTGACTCCAGAGTGGCATCTGCCGGGTCTGATATATGATTTTTCGGAGTGCCTGCCGACGAATCCGATACATCCAATGTTGGTGTTGCCGTATTGCTACCCATAGGGACGGCTGACCCTTCGATAATCTTTGCTTCAGTTACCGCCCAGAAATAGCCTTTGTCCTCAGCATCTTTGCGATTGACAACCTGGTCAATGTACTTATCCCAGATTCTCTTTTCGGCTTTTAGGCTGTTGTCGTCCGAATTAATCGCTAATTCAATATCGATGTACTGCATACCTACCGAGTGGTTCTTTACATGACCTTTTAGGTACTGACTGAACATGTATTCGTTGCGATCTTTATCGATTATCGCCTCAAATACGAGCGCTTGAGTGGTTCCATCTGCCTTAACTCCGACAGATTTCCACGGTAATTCCTCAACCGATGCTTTCACGGTATCGGAAATAATTGTCTGAAAGGACATCTTATGCTCCTGAAGTAGGTATAAAAGGCGGGAATTTTTTACTGATCTGTTCCAAATCCCGTCAATATGAACGTCTCCGTGGCTGTCAAGTATCTTTGTGGTATTGATAACCAGCTTAACTTTCAGTTGGTTTGAGTCCGCTGACGGTTTGGCTTTTGATTCGATTGATTCTGCTGGCTCGACGAAAAATACAGAGTCGGCTTTTTTCATCTCGAATTTTTTTTCAGAGATGAGCAACGATTTGTTTTCGACTAGATAGTCGAATAACTCTTTTTGAGTATTAAACTTTGGTATCGGCATCTTTCGTCACAATTACAGCGTCTGAAACGACTTTCTGCCGGTTTTTTTTGATCTCTTCGATCTCCGCTTTGGTCAATTTCTTTTTATCGCTCATTGTGCGAAGGTAATAAAAAAAATTAATTTGGGGTAAAAAAAACGCATAACATAGTCTAAACCGCATTAAAACGACGGTTTAGACGGGTGTTACCTGCAAGTGCTACGATACTGCTACTATTGAACATTTGTGGAAGAAAATTTAAAAAGTTTTTCCACGCTCAATTTATTACCACCTATTTTGCCGTTTGCCGATAAAGAAGATTTTGCCTCTTTTTGCCAAACACATTCAAAGTCAGTAGGTGCATTGTATTCACTTACAAAAATTGTATGCCCTTGCTTTGCTTTTTCTCTACACCAATTCCAAAATTTTGAGTGGTTAAAGTCTTTTGAAGTTGAATATTGCTTTGTTCCTTGATACGGAATGTCGCAATAAATAATACTATTGGTAGGTATTTCCAATTCAGTATAATCTTTGTTTTCAAATTGAACACCTATCATCTTTGGTAATTGCTTTTCAATATTACTTATTGCTTCTTTAATGTAATCTCTAACCGTTCCAATTTTTGTATTTGATTTCCCAGAATATCCACCATCAAAAAATCTCCCATTTGCTGAACCCATCCACCCAATCCACCCAATCATAAAATCGTCAAATTCTATGTTTGTTCCATTGTTGTATTCGGTTCTTGCTTTATCATACAATTCTTTTGGTATATCATTTGGTCTTTCACGATTTTCTGTTAATCCTTTCCACATTTCTATTAGATGTAAATTTTTATCATTAGCAAGTCTATTACCACTTACTTCGCAAATAGCGTTCATTCCACCAGAAAATGGCTCAATATACCATTGGTTGTCTGTTCTGTCTTTTAATATTATAGGCAAAATCTCTTTAGCAAATCGTGCCTTACTTCCCATATATTTCATACTCTAAAACTTTTTAAATTTTCTTTTCGTTTTCAAATCAAAATCCTGCTAAATAAACCGCACCAGCAGGTAACAGCGTATATAAGAAATGGCACATAAACATTTGTGCTAAATTTCAAGTTCGTGCAAGTGCCACTTCTCATATACGCAAAACGTTATGCTCCATTTTGCTTTTGCTGACGCACACGTTGCTTTTCAAAAGAAATTAATCCGTCATACATTGTTTTAGGTATTTCTTCCCATTCTGTTCCATCGTAATTTTCAATTCCCCAAAAGTATTTTTCACCTTCTTTTTTTACAGATAAACCTCCGTAATAATTTCCTATTGTTCCTATTGATTTTTCCATTTTATATTTTTGTTTTAATTAATAATTTCGTTAATCCTACCCACGCAAAACGAGAGCATAACAGCGTATAAAAAACATTAAAACGACCGCCAATCTGCAAAACGTTATGCTCCATACCTCTCCCTTATTCTTTTGATTTCTGCCTGTCTTTTTGCTTGGTATTCTCTACTCAGGACACCAACTGACTTTTGATCTTCGTGGATTCTGATCCGGTAAACAACCCGATCAC